GTTCTTTTTCAGCTGCGTCTGGAGCTGCTTTTTCTATTTGAGCCATTGCTTTTCCTTTATTTAAATACGGGGAGAGATTTCTCCCTCCCCACTATATCAGATCTTACAATCCACCATAAGTAGATTTACCAGCAACCCAATAAAGAGTATCACCAGTAGCAGCGTTACCTGCGCTCCATGCTATAGAACCAGCAGGCCCATAGATAGGAGTAGTAGCAGTTAACACACCAAGACCACCAGCACCCAGGATCATGCCTAGGTAACCAGTATTCACTGTTGAGTCAGCAAGAATTCCAGTATTGGTATTGAAGATTTGCACTCCACCAATAGTAGGAACTTGAGCTGTATTGCTTGCAAGAGCAGTTGCAGTATCTTCACCGAATGGAGTTACGGTTGGGAAATCGCACGGCTGTTGAGCAATAGTAGGCCAAGTAAATGCTGTGTATGCAGTAGTATCAATATTGATAGTAAAGTTGTAATCATCAACAACACTCACTACAATCGCAGAAGCTGAAGAGCTTGTTGGGAAGTAGTTGTTGTTAAGTTGAGGATTCAATTGAATCATACCAGATTGAGTTGGGATCTTAAAGCGAACTTCTTGACCAGGAGTCAATCCGTGAGCAATTGAGGTACTTACTTGAGCATTAGATGCTTGAGTAACGTTAACCACATAACGACGACGCGGATAAAACAAAGCGTTATTCGCGTTATACACAATGCGGTAGAAACCAGCACCACCAATAGCACCAGGAGCAGTAGCAAGAGCGTTTGTTGAAGTTAAAAGCGTGAAGCTTGTGTTCGCAGTTACTGCACCCACAACAAAATCAACACCGTTAACATCAGTTTGCGCTGTATTGCTTAAACGAACTACGGTACCAACTGAAATACCCGCAGTGTTTGCTGTGCTTACTACAGGACGCGTTGCGTTAGTAGAAGCAGAAGTAACAACTGGGTTGCCAAGTAACGGATATGAGCCCGCTGCTTGTCCAGATGGATCATAAAGCGTAAAGCCACCAGTAAGAAGTGTATCACCGTGCATTACTGAGCCACCATTAGCATAGTATTTAACTATACCAGTGCCCGCAGCCATGCCACGTTGCCAGTAGTATTCGATACCAGTATTAGCGTTAGCAGTACCATTAAAGTACGCGCCACTGTTACCAGCAGTACCAAATTGAGTAAAGTTCCGCACAATCATCCAGTCAGCATTAGACGGGATTTGGATGTATGCAGGATTTGCTTGACCCACTGAGGCGTTGCCAGAATTCGGATTAGTTAAATTTGCAGATGAAGCTACAAAAGTACCTTGACCGAGAATTGAAGTGTTATCCATAGTATCTCCTTACGCTAATGTGCAACGAAGATTCAAGACCCATAGGTCATTGAGAATCCGAGGTACTTCTGCGAACTTATAACCGACCGATGCGTTCAACGCAAGTGGTCCATCATAAATAGGCGGACGATATATGAACTGAGCTGAATACCCATCTTGCTCTATACATGCATACAATTCTGTTACTTTTATGACCTATTTCTAGGCGGGATTCCCTCTTCGGAGATTCCTCTCTATGTTTCCATAGAGTTCAGACTATCGCTTCCTCTTTCGAGGTTTCTTCACTTAGTCGTTCAGGCTGCTTTCGCTTGCCCCTTGTGATCCCGTAGGACTTCCAAGTCAATCAGAAGAAATTTAAGGAGACCTAACATTTTAGCCTCCATACCTACGCAGAAGATGTTGTACACCGTCTGTCCTAGGGATGATGCTGCTGCAGTAGTAGAACCAATAGATGAAATCAAGAAACGTAAGTTCCCAATCGCACCCCACTCTGAACGCAATGCATTCATAGGTGATGGATATTGGTTCTTTTGAATGAACCCAGTAACGTTATCCATATCTTTTGTTAAGTCAGTATGACATAACGCAAAATAAGCATCACGAACAGGCGCTGTACCGAACTTGTCATCACCTTCGATGTTATCAAGAATGGTGTACGCGTTATTCCCTAATAGGGCACGAACAACATCATCAACATCTGAACGAGTCAACTCAGTCGGATTATCGCCATTCACACCAGCAGTACAGTTAATGAATGCTGCTGTTGAAGCAAGCATATCGCGTGTAAGCTGATCTTCTGTTTGACGAAGTGACACGCCAAGACGTGCTGCACATTCGTTTAAACACTCTGTTACTTTTATGACCAAATTTTTACATTTGGCGGAGAAACCTCTTCGGATCTCTCTCTCATACTTTCGATATGAGTTCAGACTTTCGCATACCCTGGTAAATACAGAGTCCCACCCGCTAAGTCGTTCAGCCTGGACAAGTAGTTTTGTTTCGTTTATACTTATATAGTAATACTGTTCTATTAAAACGAGGATTCTATGAAAGAAAGACGAAAATACTACAAACGATCTGAGGATTACGTTCCAACCACTTATAAACCAGTTGATTTGGCTTACATGGCAGGCATTGTGGATGGAGAAGGATGCTTTTACATTGGCCTTATCCCCAAAAAATCGGGAGATGGCTATGTAACTGAGCATTATCGTGGTCTTTTGAAGATCGATAATACGGATTATGTTCTCATAGATTGGTTGAATCAAACCTTCAGTGGAACCAATTCTGCCGCTACTCGTACTACTTCCACTAAGAAGTTCACTCGAGAAGTTTTCAGTTGGATTGCTACTGGAGATAGATTGCTTGATCTGTGTGAACAAATTCTTCCTTATCTCACTATCAAAAGAAGACAGTGCGAAATCATGATAAGATTCAGAAAGACCTACACAGCAAAATTGGGATCCAACAAACTTTCCAAAGAAAGTATTGATGCTCGCCAACTCTGTTTCGAGGATATTCGTAAACTTAATTCTAGATTTCATCTTCATCCTATGCGTAATTCTTAATCGTTGTCCTTGGCCCTTGTCACCTTAGCTTTCGCCTTAGGCTTCCAAGTCAATCAGGGTAGGTTTTAATCCCGCTTTCATTTAACGGGATCCTGGTTTTGTAACGTAACTTGTTCATTCAAGATTACGTAGGTCTAAATGACAAAACCAGATTTACGGCACCTTATGCAAAACCGTAAAATGAAATCTTAGCATCGATATCCACAGCAGTCAGATTCTGAGCTGGAGGAGTAACGCCTGAATTTCCTAATGGAACCATTGCAACGTTTAATGGATTGTATCTACGCATACGTAGAGTTGTACCACCGTTTCTTGGCATGTTTTTAAGCATGGCAGGAATCTTGTGGATCATATTTGGCACCGGCACCGCTAACAGTTTATAACTAAACGACTGTTGAACGGGTGCTGGCAGAGAACTAGTAGTAGTAATTGCCATATTATTCCTTAAAGAAAATGTTTATTAACATCGACTTTAAGCTGGACCAGTTCTTAAAAAGGCTTTTGGGTCCGAATATTCAGGTAGGACCAGGTCCTGAAAGGCTTTTGGGTCCAAGAATTGGCATTAAAGATTCGCGACTTCTTTTCTTGCTGGCTACTACTATACGATTGTTATCCTAATATTTCAAGATTGTTCTCTTCTTTCAAAATGGTTTCATGCTAAAACTCAAAATGATATACTATATATATGGAACAAAAAAGAGCATGTACAATATGCAAAATTACAAAGTCATTTTCAGAATTTAATTGGGACAAACGATTTAATATTCCATTTTCTCGATGTAAAATTTGCTACAACGCTAAATGTCGTGAATATCGACACAGCAGTAAAGGTAAAGATAATTATAGACAATGGCTTGTTAAAAATGGCAGAAACGTTAGAGCTAAAGCAATAATTAAATGGCGCCAATTAAATAAAAATAAACGATCGGCTCATACGGCTGTGAGTAATGCAATTCGGGATGGAAGATTATTTAAACAACCATGCAAAGAATGCAAAAACCCTATCGCAGAAGCACATCATTCTTCCTATGAGAAAGAAAACTGGCTTAAAGTTACATGGTTATGCAAGTTCCATCATACTCAAGAAACTTATTCCATCAAATTGCGCTGAAAATGATTGCCATCTGCACGAGTAAATCTTCCACCCCATCGATTGAGTGGGTTAAGACCTTCCCAGAAAACACCAAACTCCTCATAAGATTTGGTATCGCTTAGATAATGACCTTCATGATCAAAAAGATTAAGGTCTATAGCAAGCTTTTTGCAATGCAGGCTATCTTTTATTCCTTTACCTTCCTTAGCATAGAGCTCAGCTTGTTCTGGCGTTCTGAGGGCCTCTCCGAGGGTAACGGAGAAGCCATTATCAAATATCCAATTGATGAGTTTCGCAACGTCACGCGCAAATGCCGATTGTTGTTCTGTTAATCTCATATTAATCCTTACATAGCTTTTCTAGCAGCATACATCTCTTCTCTTAGTTGCTTCTTGAGATCTTCAGTCATGCCATTAGCAAATGCATTCGCCTTAGAAAGAGGGCTATCACCTTGAGTTGGATTCACTGAAGCTAAAGGTCTTGGCTTTTGAGCATTCGATACGGCCTTGGCACGATCAGCTTCATATTTAGGCGTATCTTTATGGATGCCAAAGTTCTTGATAATCGTGTAAGTAGATGCTGCTTTGTTATACATATCTGGCGTGTTTCTGAGTGTATTTGCTATGTCTGGATACTGAGCAACCAGCATATCTACGTTCTCTTTAGATACTACTTTCTCAAAGTCAGGATACTGAGAACGAATACGTGCTTCAACAGCTGTTTCTTCAGACATTGCTTGATATGCTTTAAGCTGCTTCTCCATTGCTTTTTGCTTTGCTACCAGCTTTTTAAGATGCTTGCCTTCAGCTAATGCATCAGACTCGATATCAATATCATAATCTTCTACTGGTTCTTCTTGTTGCTTTGGCTGCTGCATTGATTGAATACGCTGTTGCATTTCAAGCATTTGAGCAAGCATTGCATCACGCTCTCTTTCAGCGCGCTCTTTTGCATCTTTCACTGCCTTAAACGATTCATTGGGAGAGGGCTTGCGATGTTCTTGCTGAACTGGTTGCTCTTGTTCTTGAGCTTCTGGTTCTTCTTGCTGCTGCATTTGCTGCATCTCTTGCTGAACTTCTTGAGGCAACTCTTCAGGAACTGCACCAAAAGGATTGGATTCTTGCTGCTGCATTTGCTGCGCTTGCCATGGATCTGGCGCTGCAGTAGCAATAGCAGGAGTATGATCTAGCGGAGGCATAGCTATATCAGGTGCGCCTGATGCGCCTTGTGAGTTTGCGTAAAAGCTTTTATTATTTAGTTGTTTGCCGATTGCCATACTAATTTCCTTTTAACTTTTTTTTAAGATTATAATATTGAGTTTTATATCGTGCTAACTCAGTACTCATCCCTCTAAATTCTTCTTCTGCATTCCAATTCTTTCTAAAATGAGCATTCCTATTATCACAACATTGTTTGCACCAGGCGGGACCAGAAAATGATTCTATTTTTCTTTCAATAGTATAACCAGGAAGGAAATTATCTAACCATTTATGAATTTCTTCCTCAGAAAAATGACCGCAAGAGAAATAGCTCATTTTATTGTTTTTTCCAATCAGGCTTTTCTTTGTATGTACGCCATATCATATCAATCTCTTCTTTGCCCGAATTCTAAATAATCCTTTTGATATAATTTTTTTATGAGATACATAGCAAATATATCTATGCAATACCGGTTATTATTATTAGTTTCAGAGTATTTACTGCAACCGTAATCCGTAAACTCTCTAGAATCATCATTAAATAACTCTATATATGATTTAATAACCTTCTTGCATCCATAACACATCATAATGATTTCTCCAATGCAGATCCTGCAAAGTGGGATTCGCCGTTTAATTTCTTAGCCATATTAAAGAGAGTTCCATCATAATATTCTAAAACAAACTTCAAAAGCCCTCGCTCTGCGGGAACTATCTTCTCTTTGTTCTCGAGGAAGATCTCACATGTCTCTTGGTCGGGAACAACCCACATAAATTCGACATCCTCTTTATCTTTATTATACCGGAACACGGTTTGATCAAAATGAGGAGTCGGACAAGCAAGAGTAGGAATAAAATAATTACGTAACACATTTTGTAGAAGCTTCTCTTTCTTTAAAAGTGCCGCTATGTAGAAATCCCCGTCCATGGCAGGACGATTCTTGCATGCATCATGTCCTTCTATTCCAGAACAATCAACTTTCTTCTGAGCGTGTTTAACGCACCAAATGAGATTGTCGAGATATTCCTGTTCGGTTGCTCTTTGAATCTCTATGGGATCGAGTGAATCGGGGGTTTTATTTGATAATTCTGATGATACAGAGCCAATAGTTTGTTTCTTGGTCATTATACTCCCTTATATCGAGTGTTTTCGAGCTCAGAGTACTTAATTCTACTTAAAAAGCAAAGACGGGAGACAGAATTTTGGCTCTGCCTCCCAGTAGTAGAAGAGTCCTTAGGGAAATCTTTATTATTTGCTCTTCTTAGGTATTTTAGCGCCTGATTTACGCGCTTCACTTATAGAAATTGCTATAGCTTGCTTAGGATTAGTGACTAAAGGCCCCTTTTTTGATCCGGAATGCAACTCTCCTTCTTTGAATTCGTGCATTACCTTCTTTATCTTAGAACGGCCTTCAGTTTTTTCCTTAGATCCATGTTTCTTCGGATCCTTTTTCTTATGCTCTTTTTTCTCGTATTTCTTAGATTCTTCATGTTCATGCTTCTTATGTTTAAGAGACTTCATGAGTTCACGATCTTCTTTGGCTTCTTTCTTAAAGGTTTTTATATCGCCCTTAAGATGCGAGATTACTTTTTTATTTTCTGCCATTGTATTCCTAATAAATGAAAGAGGGATACAGACCATACACAGTATCCCTCTCCCACAGTTTAACGAACTCGTTGAGTATCATCATATAACAGACGCCGATCTATTCTCTTTTGGAGCGCTGTCTTCTTCTCGCGAAGATTAGCAGGAACTCCAAGGAGATCGAAAGCTATAGCGGTAGCTTTTTTGTTAGGTCTTGGCGCAGCTGGCATATTAGTACTTCCCGCGTTGCATATGACGCTTCATGCCACGTTCATCTTCGTTCTCTTGTTTGTCGATACCTTTAATGGTGTCATCCAAACCATAGTCAGTATAATGACTTGCTTGTGGCCAATCATGATACTTAACTTGTTGAGGAAGATTCGCAGTAGCTGAATGATCTTCAGAGATCATCCCCGCGTCTTTCATTTCTTGATGACGTCGAGGATCCATTCCTTTAGATCCATAATGTCTTGCCATAGTGGCTCCTTCGTAGTAACTACAGTCCGCTTTCGCGCTGCAAGGTTATCCCTCTAAACTACGCAGATACACTCTGCGCTGGGGTTTTATTTTCAACAGGCTGTTGTTGTGGCGTTTGTTCTATTTCATCCTTAACATTCTCAACACGCTGCTCTGATTTGAGCACGTTACTAAGCGTGATAAGTTTTTCAAGGTGAGCTAGATCAACACTCTCTATTTCTTTTAGCGCTTTAACAAAATTGAGTAAAGCGATTTCGTTATCTTTTTCAGCCTCAGCTCTACGCTCTTGCGCAAGTGCCTGATTCTCCTGCACTCTGCTTAAACGTTCTACGCCCAAGCCACGATCTGCATCTGCTCTTGCATGTGCAAGGTTAGTTCTTGCTTGCTGCTCTTCCATAGCTGCTTGCATCTGCATTTGCTGAGCTTGCATTGCTTGCTCTTCTTGTCTCTTGGCATTTTCAACAATCTTCTTCTTATTCTGAATAGTCGCTGCTTCCATAAGATCTTGCGCAGTAATAGGAACGCCCGCTTCTTTCAACATTAACATCTGACCAAACTGCATTTGTCGCTGAGTAGCAGTATTTAAACCTTCTTCAACAACCGCATTATAATTACCAAAAGCCTTAGTATAGAATTCTTCAGTCGGTTGCTCACCACCAAGAATGTTCTGTATCTTTCCTGGCGTGAAGTTAGCCTGAATTACATCCAAGAATATCTTACCTAATTGTTTTTGCGCTCCATCAAGCTGATCAAATAATATTTGTAACGTAGTAGTAGAAGCAGATTGCTTAAGCATGGCATGATAACCAGACAACGTATCCTTATTATCAAAGCCAAGTAACTCATCAGAAACACCCGCAACCTCCTGAATTTCTTTCGCTAACAATTCAGAAAGCTGAATCATTGAAGGATCTATACCAGGAGATGGAATCTTCTGAACGTCAGTCATCTGAGCTTCATCTTTAAGCGCAAGCCCACGACCCTGACCGGATAAGAATATATCCTTCGGATTAACCAGCGCGTTCTCTTTATAGATATACCCAGAGTTTATTTGAGACTCTAAGATATCTAATTCAATGATACGACGACGATTATATAAGTACTGAGAGTCTCTTAAACCACGAACAACGCCCTGTATGCGGAACGGAAAATAGGGCATCTGGGGCTCATAATAAGCCAGTACTGGAACAAAGGGATATTGATCAATGCCTACGGGATTTGGCCCGTGATACATAACCTTACCCTGCACAACAATAGCAAGCTTAACCGTTGGGATTTCCTGTTCTATCAATGTAATGGTTGGATATTGTTGAAGGAATAGTCGAAGACCTTCGTCATTATCAAACCGCCATTCCATTACTTCACCAGTTTGACTATCAACTAACATCTTCTGCGTGCGATAATCTCTATAATAGAACTCATCATACGTTAAAAGGTTCTTGTAGCCCATATTGTAAGATTCAACTTGAAATTGAAACTTGCTATCACGAGCAGAGCCAGTATCATTTGAAGTTAATCCAAGTATCTCATCAGTATGCGCAGGAAGAAGAGATATCGCTTCTCGCTTGGTTACATATGAACGGCGCCAAACATAATTGCAATCGCTCATATCCTTTTTCTTAAAGTAAGGATCAACCATAAAGCCATTATAGGGGACATGGTCAACTTTAATATTACCTGAAACAGGATCTGATCTATAATCTACCCAGACGTGCAGGAAGTTCATTCCGGTTACTAATGCTCCTTGGAATGCATCAGAGATTGTCTCGAGAACATTAGCTTGGTTATTACACCAAAGCATGACTTTAGTAAATTGATCTGCTGTTTCAGAGTTAGCATTCTCTTCAGGAGTAACGATAGTAGACTTGCGATTACGGCGCTGATGACCAGAGATCATATTCACTACACGGCGAATACGATTGAAGTTAAACTGCCTCCGCCTATTTGCAGGAAGATTACCATAAAGATCCGTCCAAAGCGTTTGATCTCCGCTAAAGAATCGAGTATCAGTATCCTTTTCTGTTACTTTTATGACCTATTGCTAGGCGGGGAAACCTCTTCGGATCTCCCTCACTATGTCTCCATAGTGCTCAGACTGTCGCATCCCATTTCTGGGCCTTCTCACTCAGTCGTTCACGGTGGCTTCATTGCCTTCCGCCCTGTCGCGCTCGACTTTACGTTAGCGGTTCCAAGTCAATTAGAGAAAGTTTAAAGAGGCCAATATGTCTAGCCTCTGACCAAAACGATTGGTTTATCGTAATAGCTTCTGCATAAAAAGCCTCCATACGCGAGAGAATAGCTTTATCTTTCTCATCGTAATATTGCGGGCCAAGTTGGGGAAACAGCATCTACCACATCCTTTTATTAAGATAAAAGTAATTTTTACCCATTGTAGAATGCTGCTGCTCTTATATCAAGAAGATTTATTTTTCTTATTCATATCTTTAATTCGCTTCATATTCCTCTTGCGTCTTTCATTATAAGACTCAGCAGAAACAGTTTCAGTTTTCACGATCTTATCAGGCTCTCTGATAAAACATGGCTCAGCTGTGCAACTAAACGTATCATCGCATTCAGCTGCATGCGCTTTACGCGCTCTGACTTCTATCTCAAATGCTTGTTGCTCAAAGGCTTTACGCACATTCTTAACGGATTGAACAGTACGCGGATCCTCTTGGACGGTAGGAGTAAATGGCGTAGTATGATTAATCAACGGCTTAACTTTGAAAGAGAATAGATCTTTTATCCACTCAAACATTGCTATTCTCCCCATGATCTATACGCGATTCATCATTAAAGAAACTATCTACCAATGTGAAAAAATCCTTTTCACATACGACACATAACTGCCACTTATTATATGTAAAAACTTCTATGATATTTTCATTATCCATTTCACAATCGCATTTTCTACAAATGTATTTTCTATTCATTAATAGCCCTCGGGCGTAGAAGGAAGTGGCATCCAATAATAGAATCTTCTCTCTAAATGATCAGGAACTCTCATATTTTTTTCGTAATCAGCCGGAGAGAATGAGAGAAAAAAGCATTTCTCTTCTTCATCATATTGAGTTATACATACTCTTCCTTTCCAGAATGAAATGAATTCTTTACCATCCATTGGCATATCGGAAATATTATTAACCTTTATCCACATCTTTATCTCCGACTTAAAATGATATCCACTCAAACATTGCTATCCTCGTAATACTTTGCCATGAGATCGTAATGCTCTGCTCTTCTTCTGTGCCACTCGGCAGTATGTTGCAATCTTTCTTTTTTACGCAATTCTCTGGTTACAGGATAGGGATCAGAAACAATAGGCGATACTCCAATATCTTTATCCGGAAGAGCAGACTTCATCATAGACATTCGATCATTCCATTTATTAATAAGATTCTGCATGACCAACTTATCAGCATCATCCCAATTACGCGTATCAAAATCTTCAATCCAATAAAAGGCAGGATATTTTTCTGCTATGGAATTAAAATGTAGCTCTAGTTCGTAATCACTGATTAGCATTCTCTTCCTCAAACTTAAACTTGCTTTGATCCTGCCATTGGACATAGATGCTCTCTTCATTCAATGGCTTTGCAGTAATAGGTTTGCCATTAGCATCAAGATTAGGAACTATCTCTTCTTTGATGATCTCAAACTGATGATCCTCTTTACGAGCACCGTTGAGTATTCTGCTTATGATATCGAAGGGAGCTATATAATGATCTTGATCGATATTATCTATATGAGCGCATAACGCATCTTTCAGCAATTGCTTTATAACCATATCTCTTACTGCTGGATCGCATTCATAATTAAGCTCATGCGTCACATCATTAATAGTAATAGTATATGATTTCCAATCTTGAGATAATTCTTGATCAAGCAATTTGTACACACTATAAATTGCGGAAGATATATCTTCATGCGCAATCGAAAATTCTTTATTCATGATTATCCTTATGCTTCGAACTTTCGAAATAAGATATTCGATCGAAAGCATGAAATAATACCTCGTTGGACCACATTTCGTAAGGATGAGGAATTCTTTTTAGAATCTGATTAAATGCATCCCGAATAAAAAATTTAGCAAGACGATTTCTTTGCTTATCCATTAACTTTTTTTCTTCCAGAGTAGCTGGGTGACTAAATACATAATTCCTATTCCTGTATCTCACTTCCAATCTTTTTCCATCAGACTTAAGATTAGAATCAATAAACTTATAAATAGCTAATATTGAATCAGCAAAATTTCGCTTGTCTTCCGATCTCATAACAATATTCCTTTACAACACTGCCCCCATTGCTGGAGGCAGTCAAACTAACCAACATCAACGACGAAGAAGATGTAAGTGCTCTAATAATAACCCGTTTTAATAGTCCGGCAAGTCCGTTCTGAAAACTGCTGGCATATTGCTCTGATAACCCATAGCCTCATTATATCGTTGCTCTAACGCTTTTGGATCATTCGTATTAGAAAGCATCGGCAATGCTACACACATATACCGTACAGCGTCTGCCCAATGAGACGACCAATCATGGAGGGGATTCTCTTTGTACACTTTACGCTTAGCATCATACTCCTGCTGATAGTTCTCAAGCGCTTTCAATAACGGCTCGCATGCCTTCTCATCAAACCACATCTTAGGCAAATTGCGACGCACTGCTTCTATGCCATCAGCTATGCCTGGCTGCTTCTTCTCATATCTTATAAAGGAAATACCCAGATCGTGCATCGTCTTCCAGCGAGATATACCCGTGCCAAGATCATGAACCGCTATGTCAAACGGAGCTATATGCTTGCCATAGGCATACGGCTTTTCCTTAACAATCTTAGCGTAGTGATCTAAACCTTTCTTAGTGTTCTCATAGCAATCTATGACTCGAATCACCTGCCCAATAATCTGGAAGAATACAATAGTAGTAGGATCATTAAAACCAAGATCCCAAGCGGTATAAACGGGATGATAAGGCTCCCATGGAACATGCGTAATCTGACCCTTGCGACGAAGATTATCTATGTCTCTACTGTAGAATGCGCCTGATGCTCCGAGCTCGAACGATGTCCAGTACTCCTGCATAGCCATTGCTTCTGAGATCTGACCCTCTGCAATCTCACGCCGTATCTCTTCAATGGGAATATGACAGGTATCATCAATGGTGAGCTTCTCACAAAACCATCCAGGCGTATTCAATGCCACTTGATACAACTCCCAGAGATGATTCTTTGCTCGTGGCGTTGATATGAACATAGCCCAACCATTAGACGCATTAAGAATAGGAATAGCAAACTGCCATGCTCTTGGATCTTGCAAGGCATATTCTGAGAAGATCATGCCGTGAGCGTTAGTACCTACAAGGGTAGAATCGTAGTTATCTGAACCAACAACCAGTATCTGAGATCCATTGATCAAACGAATACGCATCTGCTGCTCATTGCGAGACTCTACAATCTCCTCAGGTATATATTTATGCATTACCCGATTACCATCAATATCAATAGCATCCCATAATATACGCCTACCAGAAGAGAACTCTGGGAATATATACATATAGGTGCCTACACGCCTCAAGGCTGCACGAACGAGGAGCGCAAGAGAACATATATCCTTTCCAGCACGTCGTGGCCATATGACCAGGAATCGCTTGATATTGCCTTCTTCAAAAGCTTTAGAAAGCCTTCTTTGGTAGTCTCTTGTCTTAAATTGATTAATCCTGATCTGTGTTTCGGGGAGTAGATTCATCAGTCACCTTACAGCTCGAACAAGTGCATACGGGGAATATCTTTTTATCGACGGCTTCTTTATGTGCTTTATTGAGCATATCCAGGAATGGTGTCATATCCTGTTGCGGAAATAGCGTCTGTGCAGTTGCATATCCAGGATGGAGCACATCATTGAGCGCACGAAACACCATAGATAGTGCAACGCTTTGCTTAAGTGATTCTTCGTCATCTTTAGCTTCTTTCTGTATTCTTGCTAATGCATTGGTGAGCGCTGATAGATGATCAAATCCACGCAGCAATATCTCACGTAATAATTCTTTATCGTTCATCTTCTTCCTTCTTACCACCAATTTGTACGAGTTCCCCAGTATCTAACTGAGAGAGTACTATGACTTTGGTTGTATTATCGTTCTTGCTATCTTCAGTTATCTTCTTAAGGTCTTTCTTGCGTTCATGATCAAGAGTCTTATCGGCTGCATGATCATAGGAGTATATATGAAGAGAATCTGAATGGAATTTAGGATCTCTTTCTTCGGCTATCTTCTCTTTGCGTTCAGAGAAGAGCACTTTGACATACTCATGAGCTGTCTTGAGCTTAGGAAACACCTTAAGGGCTTCATGAAACCGCTCGGGTAAAACACCAAGCTTTCTATAACACGTTGCCATGCTTCGAATGTCCTCATGTTCTTCAACTAAGTCAATCAACTTGTTTGCTAAATTATGCGCAGTTACTTCATTTAATGCACTATAAAAGAAATCTATTTCATCAACAGTAATTTTGTTACGCAACTTTGACACAACAGATTTCTTAGTGCTAAGTTGGGGGGTTTTTCCCTTTACAGATCGCACTGGTGCTACTTTATTACTTCTCACTCTAATTCTCTAATGGTAAATTCGGTTCTAGGTTTTGAGTCGTATACTTTTTTAGCGTGTATGACTGATATGATTTTGTCATCAGAAACTATTGTTTTGGTGTCTACGATAGCATCCAGAAGTAGTTTGATCAAATTATCGAGGTCTGGCGTTGATGCATGATGCTTTTTGATTTGTTTGATTTTCTGCTGAGCGGTAGTCATATAGAATGTTACATCAAGCTCTATGGGGTTATTGAACATATCATCATTGCCATGAGATTTGAGCAGATATAGTCCATAGGCTATTTTATCATTAACTTGCTGATCATAGAATCTGGTTCCTGATAATCCTACGCGCTTCCAGCTAATAGGCTTCAGGGGGATTATGTATGATTTCTCTCTCATTGTTAATCCTTCAAATAGTTCTCATTAAACTTTTTTCTTCCTTTAGACGCTGTATCTTTCTTCCTTTAGACGCTGTATCTTTGTTTCTCTATTCCAGATAAGCCATTCTTCTGGCGTCATTTGGGTTGCTGATTTGTCGATTATCTTAGCAGGTGGATTTAATAAGTCAGCAAGCTCTTGTTCACGTGCAGCTAGTAGTGCTGTTCCTGCTTCTAGTGCTTCTACAAGGTTCACATTAGGTAGGAAGTATTTTTGAGGATTGGAGATCTTTTCCTTAAAGCCTGCAATCTCCTTTGTGAGGAATCCAATTCGTTCGTTCTCGGTCATTTTTGGTTCTTCTTTAGCCGGACTATGACCTGATGGGTTTCGTGGTTTCGATCCTTGTCGAAGAGGCTTAGGATTTTCTCCTGCTACTACTGGTTCTATTCCCTTGATCTGACAGAGTGCTTGATAGAATCGACGATCTATATGGAGTCCTAGCTCCTTGCATTTCTTACTAGCCACGCCTACGAACCAATTAAAGCTATCGTCGATAGGAGTAGTAATAGGGAAAGATCCATCAAGGATTCTCTTGGCTAAGCCATAAGTATACGTAACCGCTTCAGTAGGAATCGCTGCAAGAAACAGAGTCTCTCTTTCATCCCATTTTAGGGAATGTTGCACTTGCTCCATCAAAGGAGTAAACACCGCAGCGACTATCTCTGGATTCTCCAATGCTACTTTCGCATTGGGATTGTTTTGGCTTCGTATTATGAAGTTGCGACTTGCTTCGTTTAACATTACAGTCTCTTTTTCTTTTTTTATTACTACTCCTATGCATGTCTTTCGAGTAGTAGTAGTAGTAGGGATAAATAAATAGGTTATTGATTCCTCTTTGGTAGGACGCTCTTCATAAAATCCATATTCTGCACTCGGAACAGTAACAATTTCATATGAATTTTCATATATATATTTCCTTATATTACTTAGTGTCAACTCCTCCTGGAAAACAGCGCTACAAAGGGAAGAAATCGAGAGCAGCAAAACAGCAGCAGGAAGCTTAAACTTAATACGATTCTTCTCTCTCTCAAGCAATGGATTGAGAATATAAATGCATGAACGATTGAAACCCTGCTGGCGATACTTGATAACACCCAATTGCTTCCACTCAGCCAAAAGAGCATTAACCCATCCGCGAGTAACACCAAACTTGGCAGCAATAGTTCCCTGAGAAGGGAAAACAAACCTGAAACGAGTACTTAAATAGACAAAATAATTGAGAATCTCAAGCTTAAGAGAATTATTCTCATTCATAATCCCCAAGATCAGGGGATTTATTTTATTTTCTTGTTGACTTTGTGTGTAGTTCATATAGATTAGTTCCTAAGATTTAATGTGTATGTTTCTTCATATATCTTTATTTCTAAGATTTAAAGTGTGTATGTTTCTTCATCTATCTTTGTTCCTAAGATTTAATGTGTGTGTTGTTCATAAGATTTATCTCTAAGACTTAAAAGGTCTCGTACATAAGTGTTATATACATACATAAGTGTTATATACATAAGTGTTCGCAGTTATTTTGTGTCACAGCAAATGACTAGTACTAAAAAGGGCTTGTTTAATTACAGGTTCTTTTTTTTCTCTCGCTTATTCCCAAACATTTGAAGAGGTCTGGGGGAATAGCTAAAATTTAAGGAGCCTCAGAGAAATCTGGGGCTTTTTATTTCTAAGAAACTTTAACTCACCTAACATTACGCTAGATTATTAAAATATATTGGTATTGTACCTGAAAGACAGGGTAAATCAATCAGATTCTGGCCATATATTGATCATCTCAAACTAACCTTTGTTTTAGATTCACACGGCAATTCAACCATCGGAGCCCACTTAAAAGGAAGGGAAGGATAAAGATCTTCTTTTTTCGCATGAATTATAAGACCATCCCGGAGCGTGAACCTCCCACTCGATATCCAATGAATATACTGATCCTTATCAATAATAGTTTCCATCAATATAAGTATAGGATGATCTAATTTGGGTAATTCATCCTCAAATCTCTTCCAAATCATTATCTACCCTGCACTTTAGGATCATCTAAATCTATAAACGGGATAGCTCCTGATACTACTCTTGGCAATACCCCATCCCATTTCTCAATAGCTTTTAACTGCGCTAATTCACGCGTAGCTGATTGTTTCTTGATCTGTTGAGCATAAGCCTCAGCATCTGCTATGAGCTTTGTTTGTAGGGCAGTTTCCCTTACCTTCTCAGTAAGATTCTTTGCCTTCATAGATTCTTGTAATGCTATTTGCTTGCTCTCAACTGCATGAATAAATTCGCTCGAGAAATCTGCATGCGCAAAGTTAACTTCCACAAAGTCTATATAGTGAGGCTTTAAACGAGATTTAAGATCAACATAGATCTTCTCTTTCGCTTCATGCCTATTTTGTATCAGATCCTCTGCGGTATACTGCGCAATGATTGCCTTAATAGACTCATGACAGAATGGCTTTAAAATAACCTTCTCTGGCTCGCCACGTGTAGCTTTATACAGCTCAACCTCATTAATGTACCGATAGTTAACATCAATACCAATTGAGATCGCTTGCAAGTCCTTAGACAATGCAGATGTCTCTATAGAGCATTTCTGTATGCCATTGGGCATCTCTATCACGCTATCAATAAGCGGCATCTTAAAGTATATGCCACCCTCTCTATTAACATTAATGATCCTGCCAAACCGTAAATGCAATCCCGTAATACCAGGATCAAGCTGATAGTAGGGAATAAACGCTACAATAATTATTAATATCGCAAAAAATAGACTCAGTCTTACGATCCACTTTTCTTTATTCATTTAATACCTTCTGATTTTATGTCTTTTGTAATTTTTAATAACTCAGCATCCATCCTATCAAACTCTGCAATCGCTTCCTTCTGTGCTTTGCACCACATTTCATTCTCCATATCTCTGTATTTCTCATATCTACGCTGATGCGTATAACTTAAATATCTCATAGCATCAATCCTTTTGAGGATCTCTTCTTGCCTATCTCCCACAGAAGCAACATTGATTCTCAAACTCAAATCAATATCCATTCCATCCTTTATCGATTTTGCAGTGAGAACAACCTTCCTCATCTCATCTAGGGATTCACCTAAAATCCCGCGCATAGCAGCGATATATACCTCCTGATGCTTTGCCATCACTTTGTTCTCAAAATCAATCCAAAACTGAGAAACCGAATTCAATTCAGGATACTTATAAAGCAACTTGCGCACATCATCATCAGATGACTTAGGAGAGGTGTCTTTTTTCTTAAACCAATTAAACATTAATATTCTCCTTTAATACCTTCTACTTCGAACTAACTCAACCACTACAAATGCTAAACCCAATTCAATACCACCATACTGAAACCACTTCCATAAGAGTGTCACTAATATAGCCGGCCCCACAATCTCATAAAAATCAAAATTCAAACAATGCCAAATCTTTCTTATCATTCATTAACCTTTACGTTTTTAAACTTCTTGTAGTTTTCTTATGCCTCACCATTATCTTCATTCATCGCCTTTATGGCTTCATCAGTATTTTCAAACTTATGAACTATCATGTCTTCGATGCCAGCTGCGTCTCCAATCGCCTTCCTTAAATATTCAAAATCTTCATGCAATTTCGAAAGATCCATGTCCTTACTCAGTTGCGTCATAACGCCATATAATTCAATTAAGTCTTCCGGTCCCTTATTGAGAGTATCAATAACATGGTCATTAATAGCGATCATGGCATCACACATAGCGCAGAATCCCTCAGAGAACCCTTTCATCTTGGGATTATTATCAAGATACTCGCCCATGTTTAAAATTTTTTTACGCATAGGGGATTTTTTATTCATTATTCATTAACCTTTGCATTATATCGTGCAATAAACCTGTTTATCTTGATCTCTGTCATAGAACGAGATGCCCCTCTATCACGAAGAAATCTCATAAACGATCTATAACCAATCCCTATAGCCTTAGCGAGTGATATCGTACTATACGTATCATCCATCAATATCTCTGATATTCTTTTGCGCAATTCATCTCTTTGCATCATACTATGCCCTTTCGCATTGTTATTGACATATTGTACCACTGTGATACATTAAATACAACTTTTACACTGTTTAAACCTGGAAGGAAATAACGGTACAGTCGTAAAAGGGAGTAGATAGTTATGAAGAGCAGTTCATTTAATTATATTTAACAGGAGTAACTTATGTTACAAATTAAAAAAGGCTTTGTTGCCTTATCAATTGCATGCCTTTTTAGCATGCCAGTCTATGCAATCCAGCCATCTCAAGTTGCACGCGGTCCATTATTCGGCGCGTTTTGCTATTGGGTTACCAAAGGTCTTGGTTATGGCGTACCAATAACTATTGCGGCTACGACTGTTGGCGCAGCCGGAGGAACTGTTGCTAATATTGTTGCATCAGCAGGACAAACAAGCGCTACCGCTCTGGTATCAACCGCCTCATCAACCATATTGCCAAGCACAACAATAGCAGCCCTTGAAGGCATTCCTGTTGTGGGATTCACCGCAGCCGCTCCTGGCGCAGCTACCCTAACCGCAGTACAAGAAGCAGCAATCCTTGCCAACTGGGAAGCACCATATCTCGCTGCTCACTTAGCTGATGCTGCTATCTATGGCGCAGAAATGCTCCCTTATGGCACACCAATGATCAATGCAGCCGCAGGCGGAGTCGCAGCCGGTAAAGCAATTATTGCTACTATTGGCGTAGAAGCTGCAGGCGCAATGGTTGGCACGGCAACCGCAGTAACCAATGGCGCAGTTGGCTATGTAGCCGCTGTAGAAAGCGCAGCAACAGCCGCAGCTATCGCAGGAACCGCAGTTCCATTCCTTCCATAAAGAAGATCTAGGCAAAACAGAGTATAAGTTGGCCACCGATAGTCTCGGTGGCTTTATTTCTTAAGCTTCTGCGCAAACTGCAACTGAGCCATGAGAACTGTGATGGCATATGAACCCTTATCAAACGCAGTATCCTTACTGAATGAATTGTAATTCATCTGCAAGATATCCAATGCAGTATGGCCATGCTTATCCTTCAATGCGGGATCCGCACCTACCTTGATCAACATCGCTAACTTCTCTTGCGCATTATAAAGATGGTTGGAATCAGGAATTACTCCCAAAGACCATGTAGCCCATTCATGGAGCGGCGTACAACCATTGCAATAGGTATTAATATTGCCCGGAAAACAAGAAAGATATGTCTGAAGCTGCTCTGGACTATATTCCCAACTCACTGTCTTATGCAAAAACGTAGGTGTCTGCATTGCACTTAAAGATAAAGTCGATAGCAATACTATCCATGCGAACTTCATTAGTCCCCCTCTTTCTCCAATAGATACTTTTCTATCCTGGCCAATGCTTCCATGCTGGTGAACCTGCTGCCTGCCATGAAGCTTTTGAGGGTATTATATGCCAATCCTATCTGCAAAGCTAATCGAGCCATCGATATCGGATTATCCACAATAACATTCTCTAATCTGAGCAATAAGTCTTCTCTCTTTTCTCTTTGTTTATCTATCATCGCAAGTCTCTCTATTTAATATTCTATATGAAGATATTATAACATCTATTAATTTATTTGCAAATTATGCAATATATGTTAAAGTAGTAGTAACAGAAGATTGAAATAAAAAATGCTACGCTTTCATAATAGTAGCTCCTTTCGGCCCTATTTCTCTACCTTCTTAGAGAAATAGGGCGCTATATAAATCAGGGACATGGGGATATGGAAAATATAAAAATGACTAAAAAAGAGAAGGAAATCCTAAAAACACTGGTGATTGGGGATAAGAGCGAGATAATCACGAATAGGTTTTCAGGAAGGCAAGTTGAATTGTGTCCTGCAGCCGTTGCTCTTTATAATGCAATTATGGATTCCGAGCGAGACCTAATCCGCAATTCTTTATTTGGCTTCTATATGAATAACAAAGAATACGATCATCTTTTTATTTTATTTGACACAGCAAGAGACGTATTCAGAAGAAACTTCCCTAAAGAATATATTATTTTATTGGACTAATAATGAAGCAAAAAATAGAAGAGGAAGCTCCTTGGACTGAAGAACAGATCAAGGACATAAATAAACTGAATGAATCCATAAAAAAAGGCAGCAGTGATTTCATATTGATGCTCAGAGAAATAGCCGATCAACAAGGTGGAATTACTAAATTGTCTAAAAAAAGCGGAATTCCTCGAGTGAGCCTGTATACGATGCTTTCAGGAAAAAACAAAACTACAACAAAACCAATATTTAATATAATGGCCGCCTTAGGCTATGGATTTAAGATTGTAGAGAAGAAAAAGAATGGACAAGATTAAACGCTGCGAATGGTGCACTTCAGAATATGACATCAATAAGTTTGATATCGATAATCCAAGAGTGTTTCTCAAATCAATTAATGACACAGATGAGTATATTGATCTATGCTCTGTTGAATGTTTAGAGCAAGTTGTATTAGATAGATTGGAAGATAAGAAACTAGAAAGAAAGATGGGTAAGTAAATAACCTATAAAGGGGCGCTCTTATGAAAGAAAAAACCATACAACAATCTATACAAACAATTAGAGCTGAAGCAAACATGCTGCTGCAAGTTATCGAGGGAATTGCTGACCCAGCACCTATTACTCCTCAGCAAATTATGCAGATTATTGTAAAAGAATTAGAAAATATTGAAGATCAAAATCTTTCAATGAATGCATATATTTATGCCATACGCAAGCATATCAGAGAAGAAATTGGCGAAGATTTAATGGGAGATGAATAATGATGGAAGCATTTAAAGAATTTAAAGAATTGGTTGATCAGAATAAAAAGAAACTTGATGACATCAACAATTCTATATCTCAGATTCAGGAAGACATCGGAACACTGATACCATTTACTCATTTCTGCTACATCTTTGAAACAAATTATAGTAATGATGATATCTCAGAAGAAAATTATTCAATTCAATGGAATCCAGAGCATGGAAAGCTAGAAGCGGTTCTTTTCTCAGGACATGACTTCAATAATCCTGTTAACGAGAAGCGATGGAACATCCTAAACTCTCCAATTGGATTTCGCATAAAACCTGATTGGAATGATTTTTTAAGAAAATTGATAGAATTTGCAAAAATCTCAGAGTTGAAAAAAAATTATGTAGCTTATAAGGAGTAGTAATGGAAACAATTGAACTGATAAAAATTCAGGATATGATCAACGATCTTTTGCTCAAGATAAAAGCTATGAGCGATAGCAAGATCGTGCAACCTGAGCAAAATTCATCTGATGATATCAAAGAACTTGCTACTGCTTTAGCTAAGGCTCAATCTGAGTTTGCAGTTGCTGGCGAGAATAAGAATAATCCATTCTTTAAGAGTGCGTATGCAGATCTTATGTCTGTGGTGCAAGCTTCAAGGCCCGCATTAACCAAGAATGGTTTAGCTGTTCTACAAATGATCATTGATGCTGATGATGGCAAATGGCTTATCACTAAACTTATGCATACATCAGGAGAATGGGTTCAATCTAAAGTTAGAATCATTCCTCCAAAGAATGATGTGCAGTCAATATCATCTACTATCACCTATATGAAGCGCATGTGCTATACCAGCTTAGTTGGAGTAGTAGTAGGAGAAGAAGATGATGATGGCGAGGCCGCAGTAGCAACAACTCGAGAAGTATTCGCCAAAGGCGTAGCGCTCAACACAAAATACAATCCACGAGAAGAAACTACTGAAGTAATCAGCAAAGACCAACTTGATGAAGTTAATTATGAACTCGCAGAATATCCCGATATCGCAGAGATGATACTTGAAGGACTGAAGCTACAGAATTTGGCTGATCTCCCGAAATCAAAATACCATCCTGCAATGAAACGCATTCGCGAAATAAAAGCGTTGCGAAACGGCAAGTAATATGAAGGGGAGTGGTTTGATGCCATTAAATGATTTTATGGATAGGCTGGAAACACTTATCCTTGCAACATTGGGCATAACAGTAGTAGCATTCGTGATAGTAGCATATATCGTATGCAAGTATTATGACGACAAAAATTAAAAGGATGATAATGATGAATACAATGTTAATTACCTGCTTGTTTAGCTTGGCTCTTGCTTCTTCATGCATAAAATCACAAGAAAAACAGCATCCAAAAATGAGTGTAAGGGAAACAAAGAATACATTGCTAAGCATTGAAAATTGCCCTGCGTTTGTAAGTAACTGCGAGAACCCTATCAATGCTTTAGTTAACGCTTGCACTGCTGCTCAGTTTGAAAATACCAGCTTCTACATTGAATGCTTAAGTAATGAAGTATATGTAGTGCATATCACAGGCTTGCATGGCTATGCTGCCTTATGGATAAACCATAAAGAATGCACTTGCTTGCTTGAATACTTTGCTGAAGATGAGACGTATAACTTTGCAGATCTTCTGGGAACCTTCATCACTGAGTTTGAATCTATCGAGCATCATGAAGAATGGTACGAATCGTTGTTGAGTTATTAGGAGTTATATGGAACCTATAATAAGGCATAGTGCGCCAAGCAAATTAGATCAGGCACCATTCCAGACAGAATGCTTAGTATTATTGGATGGCCATGTTTGGGATGTATACATACAATTCAGCAACAATGAAGAAGATCCCCGCTGGGAATACATGGGCAGAAAAATTATAGACCATGAAGAAATTCAGCGATCGTAGTTCGTTCTACTGATGGTTGATGCACTGCTTAGTCCCCCATAGGTTAAAACCCGTGGGGGATTTTATTATTGAAAGCGAGATAATCCAATAATAATTTCTTATTCCAGTATCAACCAATAATCGCTATGATATATTTTGTTCGACTCATAAGCGAACTCCTTTTTTCCCTCACTCTTGCAGGTGGGGGTTATTATTTTTCTGGAGACAATGGCGTTAAATCTATATGGATTCCAGTCTCATATTCAATTGCTTCTTCAGCAAGCACCTCAATTGGATTATCATCTTGATAACCCGGAAAAAATACCTTGATAGCGCCTACCGCTGCTAATGATCCTGCAATGATGAGTATCTTTATCCAGTCAGCCATATCAGCCTCCTTATAGATTAAACAACCATATTATCCAATTAAACTTCCTGTAAACGTGCAATGAAGCAATGAGCCTCCGCCAGTAGCACCATCAACACCAATGGTCTTAGTGCTATTAGATACTTGCAGCTGCACAATAATGTAATCTCCTGCAGTCAGATGGAATCCAGCTGATGCAGTAAATCCATATTTATTATCACTCGTTTGAACTGCTGCCGGACTACAGAACCCTGTTTGAACTGCTTTGTTATCAACCGTAGACCCAGGCCCGATGTTTAAATTACCAAAAGTATGACCCGCTCCGATATTGCTCGCTAATACGCACGTAGAAAACATGTAGAATCCTGTTACTGGAGCAGTAAATCTCCCATTTGC